CTTGCGATAACAGTTTATGTTTTTGTCCTTTTAAGAACTCATAAGATTTATAATGAAAAATATAACACTTTTTACGATTATTTAAGTTTATTCCGCCCCTAAATAATGTTCTGGGTAATAGTAATTTATATAATATTGATTATAAAAATTGCGCATATGTCATTGATCAGCGACTTTAATGATCAATATCATGAAATTTTGGAAAGTGACGATTAGAAATTAAGTGGTATAGTTGATTACAAACCAGCAGTTAATGAATAATACGCCAGACCGCTTAAAATTTAAGCAGGAGTTACATTAATAATATTTTAAAGATTCCAGGATGTATTACCAGTGGAGTTACCACCTTGCAAAGGAATACCAGAATTAACGGTTAATGGTTAATTGGAATTTGATTAAAAATAAGAATGTAAATATTTACCAGCTTCGCGAAAATTAAAAACGGTAGTATATAATCCGTTAGATAAATTTAGGGTTTAATCTAAACTATCTTGAATAGATGAAATACTATTCGACACTAAATTTCCTTGGGATTGACCAACAGCTTCGACGATATTGCTGCCTAAGCTCATGGCGTTAACTGGTGTTATTAACTTAACATTATAATCAACAAGAATAACACCAGGAGATAATGAAGTGGTACAATTTAAAGCAACAACTAATAACCTACCAACATCAAAAAACTTATCATCAGTTACGACTTAACTTGGTCCGCGAACGAAATAAGTTTTTTCCCGTTATAAATAAGTTTTAGGTATATTTAAAACCGTGTCTTACCATATTGGAATTTCTGCTTTTACCTGATTTTAATAACAATCTTTCATTGTTAAAGGTAAAGTAGCAGTGGTATCACGTTAATAAATAATAATTATTTATCCAGGTGTAGTTGTAGGAACTTAAGTTTTAAAATGGAACTTTAGGTTGTTGAAAGAGTAACACTCAAAAGAAGTTGAAATTCCAGATAACCAAGGACTGGTAGTGTATTAACCCGGATTAAGATTAATATTTAGTAATATCTGGAAATTTTAATTAATAACAGGCAGTGAAGATAATGCTTCTACATTTGAAAAGACACATTACTTCAGCATGCGGCCGGAATTAGAAGTAGCGTTGTTCAGTAAACCTTACTACTTAGGATATTAAACAATAATCCGTTATGGACGCACAGCCTGTACTGTACGTTTCGGGCGTTATTGTTTATTTTTTCGCTTAAAAGCTTGCTAAGCTCTTTTAGTTAAAATTTTAGGAAGTATTTTTCCCGATCCCCGTTAACCAAAACAGGGTATAATGGTTACTCATCCATTATAAATTTTACTTTCAAAATAGGGAAAAAGATCATTGGTCGTTTTTAAGAAAAAAATCTGAGCGTCCGTTAGGGGCCAGAAAAAATCATTGATATAATCACTTACCAAATAGTGATTAAACTGAAAGCGTTAATTCCAATTAATAATACTTCCTTACAAAAATTTTAGGGCTTTGTAAAACCACCGACGAATTTTTAATGTAAATAAACGTCAGACGAACCCATCACCTCAACATTTAAGAGATAGTTATAATGTATACCTAATCTCTATCTAAAAAAATAATCAACGCCTTGAGGATCAGCTAAATGTGGATTTTCAGCTAAACGTTGACCATAACTTTTCTTATAAACCATTATTTCAGGAACATAACGTGAAAACAGGGTTGTAGCAGATCCCCATGATAACATTTACATATATCTGCTTTAACGAACCAGATTTATTTAAGCTTAAATTTTTTCTTATGTATTTAATTACATATCTACGCGATGATGTAATCCACTAAGAAAAGCTCGTTCAGGTAAACGACATACTGACCATCCCTTAGCTGAACGGAAAAAAGTTTTGCTTAAAAAATCAGCTGAATTTTAACCCCGATTAAAAACACGGCAGATTTAACCTAAATTACCAACATCACCGTTTTTAAGTACGAATAATTCACTTAATAATAATTATTCGACTTAATCTAAATTTTAAGGATGAGTAAAAATAACACAATCATCCCCAGCAACACGAACAAAATAATCAAATTAAGCAGTTCTTAAAGTATATTTAATATAAAATAATTATCTTATAGAATTACCTAAAGTGGTTCGAGTAGCATGACCAGAAAAAACGGTACCATTAATGAAACCGCGTTCTATAACTTTACCGCGATAACGAATAAAATATGGTAACTTTAAAGAAGTTAAATTTGCGAGTAATTATTTAGCCATATTTGTGGAAATATAAAATCCACCACGAC